GCGAAACGTGTGTCGTCATCAAGGACAGCAAGGAAGGTTGGGCTAAAGGGCTGAGACAAGTTTTGGCACTCCTATGGGCTGGCGAAATTCCCAAGTGGGATGTATCTAAAGTCAGGCCAGCAGGTGCAAGACTAAAGACATTTGGTGGTAGGGCATCAGGCCCAGCACCATTGATTGATCTGTTTAACTTTGCTGTCACTACATTCAAACAGGCACAAGGACGTAAGCTGTCCAGCCTAGAGTGTCACGATCTTATGTGTAAGATTGGTGAGGTAGTAGTGGTAGGTGGTGTACGCCGTAGTGCTATGATTAGTTTATCTAATCTATCTGATGATCGTATGCGTCATGCCAAGTCAGGTAACTGGTGGGAGAATGCAGCACACAGAGCATTGGCTAACAATTCAGTATCTTATACAGAGAAACCAGACAGCATGGCATTCATGCGTGAATGGACAGCCCTAATGGAGAGTGGTAGTGGTGAACGAGGTATCTTCAACAGAGAAGCATCAGTTAAACAAGCTGCAAAGAATGGCCGTAGAGAGTCTTGCTATGAGTTTGGAACCAACCCATGTTCGGAAATCATTCTTAGGCCGAATCAGTTCTGTAATCTTACGGAAGTTGTCATCCGTGCTAACGACAGTGTGGAAGACCTTACAAGAAAGGTCCGTTTGGCAACTATATTGGGAACAATACAGTCAACATACACTAAGTTCCCCTACTTGCGTAAGGTGTGGGCTACCAACACAGAAGCAGAACGCTTGCTCGGTGTGTCTCTCACAGGGATAATGGATAACAAATTAATGACTACGGCTAATGCTGGCCTAGCTGATACATTGGAGTATCTTAAAAATGTGGCTGTTTCTACTAACGCTGAGTGGGCTGACTGTCTTGGTATCCCTCATAGCACTGCTATTACTTGTGTCAAGCCCAGTGGAACAGTTTCCCAATTGGTTGACTCATCTTCTGGCATTCATGCTCGTCACTCTCCCCATTATATCCGTACTGTGCGTGGAGATAATAAAGACCCACTAACTGCATTCATGCGTGATCAAGGCATACCTAATGAGCCTGACGTTATGAAGCCTGATGCTACAACAGTGTTTAGCTTTCCTATGCAATCACCTATTGGTGCAGTGTGTACGGCTGACATGACAGCACTAGAGCAACTAGAAATGTGGTTGATGTATCAACGTCATTGGTGTGAGCATAAGCCTAGCGTTACGATTAACGTAAAGGCTGATGAGTGGCTAGAGGTAGGAGCGTTTGTGTACAAACACTTTGATGAAATGTCAGGTGTGTCGTTTCTTCCGTTTAATGAGCATACTTATCAACAAGCACCCTATCAAGAGTGTAGTAAAGAAGAGTACTATGAGATGTTAGATATGTCACCCCCTAAAGTAGATTGGAGTTTATTTGATAACTATGAGATAGAAGACAACACATCTGGTATGCAAACTATGGCTTGTAGTGGTGATGTGTGTGAAATGGTAGATATAACTTAGATGCAACTAAGTCTTTTTGAAAGTATACCTGATCAAATAGAAGATGGTGACAATAAGACTTGTAATAAATGCCATCGTCTTCTACCCTTAACTGCTTTTTCTATGCACAGTGCTTCTAACTACCAAAGACCTGAGTGTAAAAAATGTAACAACGAACTTTCTATTATCCGTAACAGTTTACGGAAAAAAATAGAACCACCAAAGAAAACTCATGTATGTCCTATATGCCTATCTACAGAAGAACAAGTATCAGGTAAGGGCAATAAAAAGAATGGTTCATGGGTGCTTGATCATGATCATAATACAAACAGCTTTAGAGGTTGGCTGTGTCACAAATGCAATAGAGGTTTAGGAGCGTTTAATGATAATACTGAACACTTAGAAAATGCAATAAAATACTTAAAGGAGAACTAAAATGATATGGGTTTATACAGTAGTAATGATGATGATAGAGCCAACAACAAGTGAAAAAACTTTCATAGTGTTTTCGCCAAACACAGCCTTCATAAATGAAGAGTCTTGTCAGCAATGGAGAGAGGTAGATATGCTAAGGCTTTATAATTCAAGACCAAGTGAAAATGCGAAGGCAATAAGTAAATGCACTTCCTTCCCTTTTAATGTGGATAAAGGGGTATAAGTTTGTGAATTTAGAAGAAGAGGCACTAAATTACAGCAAAGGCAAGGAGCAACTTTTTGTTGAAGAACTGACTAGACAATGTGAAGAGTTGGATACTTTTATTGTTAAACATCTAGCACCCTGTCCAGAGCGTAACCACGTTATGCAGAGTGTACGTGAAGTCTTTCTTTGGGCTAGGTATTGTTCGGAGTTAAATGGCGTAAAGTAAATGTTTCACGTGAAACAAAGTAAGAGGGGCAGTCGTTGTGACCGCCCCTTTTTTCGTATTAACCTCTAAGTGATTCTCTGGATGAACGTTTTAAGTCTCGCTTCTCCATTCTTAAAAAGCGTCTTAGTAATCGCAGTTGATTGTATGATAAGTCTTCTACTTTCTTATCAATACCTATCTCCTCTAAAGCTTCCTCCATGTCAGCCATACTTACACCTGACCCTCGCCTACTCAGCTTAAACATTTCACGGTGACGTTTATCTGTAGGGTTGCCTGATCTATACAACTCAGCTAAGGCTCTTTTCTTAGCCCTAGATACCGCTAGTTTTTGATCAGATATCTTTTGATCTAATGATGAGTTTTTCCATTTATCACCATAGACAACCTTAGCTGCTTCTGCCTCTAAGTATTTAGTTATAACCCTGTTAAGCGTATTGTTGGCCTCTGGTACAGCAGACTTAATATCTGTCTTCCACTTAGGCTTGCCTATATCGGCAAACATCTTATCAATAGCCTGTGGTGCAGGTGAGTCCCTATAACCAAAGATACGCCCAATAGCTACGCCTCTAGGTCTACTCTCAAGAGGTCTCTCCCTAGCTGGTGCTTCTGTCATATCAAAGCCCAGCGCAGTACCTGCAGCAGTAGGTATACCTGTAAGCTGGTCAAAGCCATCAAAGATACTCTCAACGTAACGTGTAGACTTATTGATAAACTTGCTACCTATGTTACGATCTGTTTCATTGTAGGCGTCACCCATAGCAAACGCTGTAATTTGATTAAGAGGGTCTAGTGGCCTACTAAATCCAGATATATACATAGAACCTATGCTACCAAAGGCTTTCTGCAGACCTTCTTTAAGTTCAGGATAGTCTCCTGAAAGAGCATCTTGAACAGTTTCAAATGCAGATGACGTTGCTTCGCCTAAAGAGCGTGTGAGGTTAGCTGTACCAAACGTAGTTGTAACATCGTCAATAAGCTCAACAGGTACTTCACCATCCCGTCTAAGGTGCGCCACAATGCGTCCTACACCTTTCCAATAGCTAAATGGGAAGTCATATAGGCGTGACCTTACTTGACCATCATCGTCACGTTCTTCATGCCAAGCCAAACCCTCTTCCATGTTCTTCATTTCAAACTCAGAGGCTGCGTATACAGCAGTTAAGCCTACACCCATCTTAGTTGCCATTTCCATAGGGTCTCTACTGTTCTTAGCAAACCTACTATGTATAAGGCTAATAGGGCTGTAGTCAGCCATAAACGCAATAGTGTTATTAAAAAACTGCCCAAAGGGGACCATAGCACCAAGGATAGGATACTTACGTGCATCCTCTATAGTCTTGGCTACCATTTCTACAATGTTACGGTCTCTTTTAAAGTCACCACCACTAAAAGACTTAGCAAACACATTACGTAATGCATCATCTACAGCAGTAGCTTGTATTTTAATGAAGTCATCAGAGCGCATCTTATTCCAATGTACGGGTGCGCCTTGGGTATCCCTAGCTGACATAAATTCATTGTAGCTTACGTTATACTTAAGGCGTATCTGTTTGTCTATGTTATACATAAACTCCTGTGTTTTAGTTAAAATGTCTACAGCTTTAACCCCATACATGGTTTGAAAGGTGTTAATTATTTTTTCACCAGCACCCTCTTTTTCAAGGTCATCAAACTCTAAGTCTAAGCTCTTTAAAACATCTTTACTGTCCACACCACCTGATACGTAACGAAATAGTTCTTTACGCATCTTAGGGTTAAGAGACAAGAAGTTAAGTGTTTCCTCTTGTGTAGCAAAAGGGTTAAGAAGGTTTCGCATCTTTTGTTTTTGCAAGTCAAACATAAGTTTACTTTTTGTTGCATATTCAACAGCATCTACTTGGCCTGTCAAACCTTTCGCAGCCCATGCACCGCCATAAAGCGCACCCCTAAGTATGTCAGAAACAGATTGAATACCAGAGGCATGTACCCATCCTAACAAGTTAAGCGCAGTAGTACCGGGATGAGTTACAAGCACACGAATAAGGTTATCCTGTGAGCGTCCAAACAAGCCCCGCTTTCCTTTTTCAGCGTTCTTAGCTGTACCAGTACTAGGGTCCATAACGCCTTCAAGTAGTTCCTCTGGTGTAACGCTTTTACCGTCACCTAGTGCCGCCTTAACATTTTTAACGTTATTAATATCTCGGCCCATCATTGAGGCTGTCTGCATTAAACTACCAGCGTAACTAAACTTCTGTGCCATCAAGGGCATAGCTTCATCTAAAGTATTAACGCCAGCAAAGCCTTCATCTAAAGCTTTTATAGTATTTTCATACAAAGACTGTATTTCTTTTTTAATAGGTTCAGGTGCATTCTTAGCTGTATCAGCAACAAAGTGTACTACACCTCGCCATACATCATCTTCACCAATCATCTTAATACCATTTTGCTCAAATATGTCTCTCATACCGTCAAACTGGTTTGCACCTTTTTTATTACCATTTAGAAAAGCACTAATGCCTTCTACTGAATCTGGGCTACTGGTAACGCCGTCTTCTCTTAATCCCTTGGCAGTCTTTCTGCCTTCTGCTAACATCTTAGCCCACTTTTCAGAGGCTTCCTTACTAGCGTTAATAGAGGCTATAATTTTTTCTCTAGCTTGTTTTGCCTCTGCAGTGTCGGCCCTAAGTTTTTCTAATACTTCTTTATTCTTTTCTATACCCTCTTGCTTTGCCATCTTTATAGCTGCAGCCTCTGCCGTTACAGCAGCGTCATATGTATCTAACGCTACAGACTTGGGGAGGTCTGCACCAGAGAACATACCAAAAGCTTTAGCTAATCCGTAGCCAAAGAAACCCCCACCAGCAATTAAGCCAGAGTTTAAATAATTGAAATCATCTTGAAAGCCTACATTACGATAAGCCATGTTTTGCTGTACTACATCAATACCTAACATACTAACAGTCTCAGTACCTATACCAACCTTAAGCTCTTTAGTTGCAGCCTTCTTAAGCGCACCCTCTACAACGCCTTCCTCTAAGCCTTCTACAGCCTCACCTTTTAGTGCCTTACTAAGTACACGTTGACGCGCTCTACCTATCTCAGCTTTTACGGCTGGCTTAAGCATAGATCGTTTAGCACCTTCTTGTCCTGCCTTCTTTATTATTTGATTAGCAGATATTGTTAAAGCTTCTTTTGCAGCTTCAGCAGCTACCTTTGAAGCACCTCCTGTAGCTAACTTACCAGCACCAAAACTAACCAAGTTAACAGGGTCTACAATTAAAGCCATACCGTAGTCGTACACACTGTCTAGCTTTTGACCAACAGTGCCACCACTAAAGGAACCCTTCATGTTATCAAAGAGCTTGTACGAATTAAGAGCTTTTACTTTCTCTTCATCGTCAGCTTTGCTTAAGTAGCTGGCTTCCCCTAGTACACTGAGAGTATTACCTACGTTAAACTTTCTGTTGTAGTTAATCCACTTATCAACAACCTCTTGCCTACTGTGAGACTTCTCAGACATACCAAAGCGAGCTTTCATTTGAGCATCAATGACGTTGTAGTTGTGATCTTCTGTGAGGTCACTAATGCCAAACGTATCCTTCTCACCACCTGTGTAGGTCATGAAGTCAGGCTCTTGTTGGCTTGGGTTTATAAACTTTGCGTCAAGCACTCTCATTAGTCAGCAACCTCTGAGTTAGGAATAAGGGTCATATCTAAGTCTTCTATTAGAGGATATCCTGTGCGAGGATCATGGGTATCTCCGTAGGTAGCATCCCAAAGCTCATACTCATAATACTCTCGGCTATTTATATCTTCAGGTCTTGGGCCTTGAGGTCTAACTATCTTGTAAGTAGCATCAGGGTTATACTTATCTCCATATTGATCATCCCAATCATCTATGGCTCTTTTGTTTCTAGGTTTCTCAAGTAGCTTCTTTTCCTCGCCTCTATAAATAGGCTCTGGACGTTCAGGGATACCTTCAGGTGCTACAGTAGGTTGAACTTTTAGAGTTAGATCGTCTGTGTTATATGTACCTTCTTCTACAGGCAGTTCTGTTGGGGGCAATTCTACAACTTTAGATTCATCAAAGGGTGCATCTTCTGGACGCCCGACTAACTCTCCATTTGATATAACAAAGTCTTTATTATTGTCCCTAAAGTACTCACCTACTTGTACGTCTGTAGATTCACCTAAATCTTCAGGTCTAGCCTCTGTTAAATTATTATCTATTAGGTCTTGCTCAAGTTGTTCTGCCTTCTCTTCTGGTGTAAGAGGCTCTGGTGGTGGTGGTGGATTAAGTATTGCATCTAGAGCATCTTGACCGCCATACGCACCTATAGCAGCCCTGTTGTTAGAGAAAGGATTTTGTTCGTGTACTTTTCTAGTAGCTTCACTAAAGGCTTCAAAATAAACACCATCAGGGTCAGCTAAATCAAAGAATATATCATCTGTGTCACGGTCTACGAAATCCAAATTAGCGTTTTCTCTTTTTCCAACTGCCCGTCTGTCTGCTGGTGAAAGATTTTTAAGTGCCTCTCGTACAATGATATTTGTAGTGTTTTTCCAAAGTCTAACTTCACCAGCAGAAGGCTCACTACCCCTAAGAGCAGACCTGTCAAACACAGCAGCACCCTCAGTGCCAAGCATAGAAGGTGAAGACGCAGCCATACGTCTTAGTTCATTGATAGACTTACCCCCAATACCTTCAGTTGCATCACTAAGAAAGTCTTGTAGTTCTTCATCTTCTACATCACCACTAAGGTTACGTTTGAGTATATCAAAGAAGTTTCTATCTTCTGCCTCTTGTATTACAGGAGTTGTTGATGCCACTTTATTTGTACCAAAGACCTTAGATACTGCATCACCATAATTATCACTGGTAAGAGTAAAGTCATCTGCAGCTTTCCAAACCTTATTAATAAGGTCTTTGTCTACTCTTGTACTATTCGTATTTTCATAATCTTTTACATACTTTTGCAATTCAAGCACAGCATCTACACCATGCCTTTGCATAAGCTGCAGTACGTCTGGTTGTGCTAGTCCTCTGGACTCTAATTCTTTTAAAGCAGATGTTACAGCTTCTTCTTTTTGTTTACTCTCGGTAAGTACTTTGCTACCGTAAGTGTTCATCCAATCGCGCTGCCTACGTTTATTCTCACGTAGTTCTTTTTTAAGCTCATCTTTAGTTTTTGTAAATTGCTCTGCTGCCCCTGCAACAAAGCTTAATACGTTTGCATTAATAGCCATGTCTTATGCCCCCCTACTCATTAAGCCCATACCCGTTTCTTCTGATGTAGGCGGCTCCTGTGGTTCTTCTGCTTGTTCCATATCCATAGGTGCATCTTGCTCTCGCATATCCTCAAACTTTTCTGTCTGTGGGCTAGTCATAGCTTCCATAGTCTGTGAGATTTCTGTCTTGCTTTCAGGCTTACTACTTTTCATTTTAGCAATAACTTTAGCTTGAAGCATATCTTTGGCTTCTTGTTCTTTCTCTGCATCCTCTGGAAAATGTTCAACGTATTCAATGCCAGCCATTTCAGCTATAGATACAACTTCTTTGTGAATAGCAGGGGCAATGATAAGTCCAACATCAACGCTATGAATACCGTTACCTATAGCCATAGTTAAAGTAGTGTTAGTAACTACCTCTGCAGGTATGCCTAACTCCATTAAAAACAACGCGCTTTCCATATACTTAGGGCCAGCCATCTTTTTAAGATGCATACTAAGTGCCTCTGTAGGATCAGCAGTCTCAGGTGGACGCTCCCAAGGATAGTTGCCCGGAGTGTCTGTAAGTGATTGACCGGGAATTGGACCGTTTAATGTTGTACTCATTTTTATTGATGCCTTTTTATTTACGACTTTGTATCTCAGCTATAAGAGCATCTAGCTCTTTATCTGATACGGCTTTTTTACTCTTAAAGCCTTCCCAAGTAGACCTCATCTTAGAGCGTTTACCTGCTTGTGTCTTAAGGTTCTTTACTATTCTGTTAGCGTGGTTGTAAAAAATAGTGTCTTGCATGTTAGCGTCAAACTTGGTATTAAGATCGTAGCCGTTTTTATCTACTTCATCTTGTAAAGTAGACCCTACATATTGAAATTTACCTACAGGTGTAGACAGTTTACCACTTGGATTATTAGCTTTTACAAAAGATGCATAAGAGCCTTCACCTCTCTTCTTTTGAAAGGCTAATACTTCTCCAATAGTCATTTCTGTAGGTACAATACCCTTAAAGGTCTTTTTTTGTGATTGATCATACAGACTGTCATAGCCGCCACTGCCTGACTCTTTAGCTGTCATTAGTTTTTCAGCTACAGGACCAAGCCTACCCCTTTTTATTTTCTCTTCTTGAGTTAGATAGGTAGCAGTACCTAAAGTTCCCTCTGCAGAAGGAGAATACTTTTCAGTTTCTTTATCGGTTGCTTTCATAACAGCAAACAAAACGCCATTGATACTAGCCCTTTGTTGTATTTGTTGTTTAGCCTCACGCTCTGCTTTTAGTTCTACTTGTTTATTTAAAGCCCCTTGAGAAGCTCCGTACAAATTTTTACCTGCTTTACTTAAGGCAAAGTTTTCTTTTCTTTCAACTAATGGCCCTAAGCTTGTACTCTTACCTGCCTCTGCTACAGAAGCTTGTATTACATCGGCAGCTACAGGAGAGTTAGCTTTCATTTCTTCTTCAAAGCGTTCTTTTGCATCTCTATTAAAAAGTACCATTGTCTATCCCCAATCTATACCTATTATTGCCGCACCAATCTGGCCCCACTTAGAACCCTCTGCAGCAACAGCAGCGGCTTGAACATTAGCTGCATTTGTAGCTGCCGTGGTATTTGCTGCAGAAGTAGCCAATATGTTTTGTATAATAACATCGTTAATTCTTTTTAAAGCACTTTCATTAGCTTGCCAAGTATAACTCAACAAGTCGCGCTCTCTTTGCCATACTTGATCTAGCGTACTGGCAGTAAAAGCATTCATAGCTTTAGCGTCCTGCATGTTAGCCTCGTTCTGTGCGGCTGTGTTAGTTGTGGTTGTAGATTGACGCCACTGTGCGTTAGCCTGTGCTATAATCAAAGCATTCTTAGTGTTAAACTCTTCTCTGGCGTTGTTCTGCTCTTCATTAAACTGTGCAATAGCGTTTACTTCACCTACATTAAATTGTGCTAAAGCATTACTTTGTGCAGCGTTAAACTGAGAAGTACGAGACTCTAAATCAGCCATGAATTGATTTGTTTGATTTTCACTAGAAGCGTTAAACTGTTTAGCTGCATTGTCTGCTGCAGCGTCACTAAGTATTGCCTGTTGTACTGAGTTGGCTTTAAAGATTTCTACCTGTTGAGCATTGCTTAAGTTAGCCATGTCTATCTGCAAAAAGCTCTTAGCGTTCTCTACTCTGGCTTGCTGTTGGTTACTCAAGTTAGCCATGTCCATGTTAGCCATAGCTGCAGCGTTAGCCATGATCTTAGCGTTCCTAGAGTTAAGATTAGTTAAGTCTACCGTCTGAGCCATTCGTGCATTCTCTAGTGCAATCTGTTGCTCTGCAGTAAAGTTAACATTAGCTATGTCACTAATCTTAGCAGCATTCTCTACACGTGATTGAAACTCTTGATTGAAGTCTAACTTAAGGAAGTCAGCACGTTGTTGTGCAGCAAACAAGGCAGTCTGTTGACGGTTACTTAAGTTAGCAGCCTCAAATGCAGCTACCGTTTGTGCATCTTGTTGTGCGATAGGTAAAGCTGATTCCATTGCAGCTTGTACAATGGCTTGTCCTGCCATACTACTAGAGCCTAGCCCACGTGCAGCCATTGCTGCTGTAGCTGCTCTCATGGCTCCTGCAGCCCATGCAGGTGTAGCACCACCGTCAAAGTCATCCATCAAGTCATCTAGTTGACCTTTGACGGTAGCTTGTTTAGTTGGGTCTGCTGTAGCAGCTTGAATGTCTGTAGCTGCTTGTACTGCAGCCATGTTAACAGCAGAGCCATCTAGTAACTCACCTGTTTGAACTAAACGAGGATCAGGCTTAACTACTTGTGTAGCTTCAGCTATCTGATCTACGTCAAGGTCAGTGCCAGCCACTGTGGTAGGGTCTTTAGTGGCAGCGTCAACTGTAGTTGATACAGTGCCTTGTGCTGCGTCTACACTACCTAATGCAGTATCTACTGCTCCTTGCGTTGTTGTAGCTTGTACAGATGCAGGAGTTATACCTGTAGGAGTTGTAGCTTGTTGTGCCGCACCTGTCTGTGTAGCTGTAGCTTGTCCTGCAGTACCTGCGTCTCCCGTGCCTTGAGCGATAGTTGTACCTACAGTATTAGGGTCTATTTGAGCTACAGCAGTTTTTGTTGCTAATTGTTCAGGAGATTTAACGGCAGTGCTTACAAGGTTTTGCTGTCCCTCAGTCATAGCTTCAGCACCAGCTTTTTGACGCTCTTGGGTTTTTGCTTCAATAGCGGCAGCGTCAGGCGGGTTCTGAGCATACAAATCAGCAAGCTCTTGGTTAATCCTATCTAACTTAAGTTGCTTTAAGTTAGACATCTGTGGAGCTTGTTGTTGAGTCCCTTGAACATTTGTAACAGGTGATGGAACAGGTGATGGCCTACGCTGGCTTTCATACAAGTCAGACGGATCGCGGGGAATAGATTTTGGGAAGAGAGGAAAGGAAGAAATCCCACCTTGAATAGGATTACCCTGTGCGTCTACCCTTGGAGTATTACCTTGAAGGGCTGCCTCAATAGCTGCTTGTTCTTTAGGAGACTTAACGTCACGCTGTTGCTGTCGGTTCCACGCTTGTTCATATGTATAGTTATAATCTGGTTCTGAAATTGAAAATTGTTCTCCTTTATCATTAAATAAAGTTTGAATAGGATTACCCTGTTCACCGAACGTTGGAGTGGAAGGATTATTGGGTTGAATACTACGTAAATATTCTCCCATCTTAACTGCCTCTTCTTGTGCAGCTTGTTGTGCGAACGGGTCATAAGCTTTAAAGTCTATATCTGGGAAGTTACTTTCGGGGGCTTGAATCCAACCTGAACCGGGAGCAGGTGTAAACCCGCCACTACCTGCAGTAAATTTTTGACCTGTAGATGGATTTACAAAATCTACAAGAGCCATAGTAACTGCTGTCATTGGATCAGGGGGTATAAGACCGGGAGGTGTCCTATATTTTGGATCAGGTAAAGGATTGCCAAGTTTGTCTAAGTTAGGATTTTGTCCATCATTAATACCTTCCAAAGAACTTTGAATGTCAGAAGAATCTACTGATGTAGCAGGTGTAGCAGCCCGTTGAGCAGCAGCAGCAGCGTTAGCAGCCTTAATAGCTGCCTGTCTGTCTTGATCGGTCGGTTCCCCTAAGCGTCTTTGTATTGATCTTAGTTCACTTCCATCTAAGGCGTTCTCGTCAACATACAACCCGTTTTCGTTGTTGTAAAGGCGTCCAGATGAATCTCTTACAATAGGCATAATAGTCTTCTTTCTTATTAAAAGCCGTCTTTTAGTCCGTCAAGTATGTCTTGAACTGATACTTTCTTCTTAGCATTAGGTGTGTATCTACACATATACGTCTTAGGGCATTCACTAAACTTAAACATAGGGTAGTGATATCCTATTGTACCATTAGGTCCACGGTAAATGCAAACCTTTTCTCCCTGTATCTTAACTCTTTTTGCTAATTGCCACCCTACAAACTCAGGATTACTTAGC